CATGACACAACAACCAGAAGCCCTGCGGCTGGCTGATCGACTTGACCTATACGCGACAGGCGATGCCCACCAGCAAGACATTGAGCAAGCCGCCGCCGAGTTGCGCCGGTTGCATGACCTGTGCGCCGAGTGGGAGAGGAAGGCCGCGACATGGCTCGCATCGCCGGAAGCCGCGAAGCGGTTGGACGGCTACCGCGAACTGGCGCAGCCAGAGCAGGAGCCGGTGTTTGACTGCCCGAGGTGCGGTCATTGCTGCCCACAGCGCACATGGGTAGGCGGTGGCGACCTCGAAGACTCAAACGCTTACTTAACCCCACCACAGCCAGAGCCGGTGGTGTACGAAGACTTGGCTACTCAGCTTTTTGTTATTGCCCAAACATCACCAGCAGATGACGGCTTTTCGGACACCATCGCACGCATTGAATCGTGGTTGCGAGAACATTTCTCCACCCCACCACAGCGCAAGCCGCTGACGGATGAGGAGATTGAAAGGGCTTGTGTGCCGCTTGGCGCGGCAATGCTGTCTTTTACAGAAGTTGCCCGAGCCATCGAAGCCGCCCACGGCATTAAGGAGAACACATGACTGACCGCGAAAAACTCGTTGAGCTTATGCAGCAAGCCGCATCCAGCGGTAGCGGGGCGCCTGACGCCGACTGGGTTGTGCGTTTTATGAACCTCTTGCACGAAGAGGACCCGAGTTCTGCACAAGCGCTTAAAGACGCTGCTGTGCAAAGACTGAAAGCGAGGGAGCAATGACTTGGCGGCTTATTGGATTCGAATCAGAGGCGGGCAACTTTGTGCAGCACATTGCTCCTGTGGATGATTTATACGAGCATGTGCTGACGCCTGATTGCTGGTGCAAGCCTACGGTGGATGATTCTGACTTCACTGTTGTTCATCAAAGTGCAGATCAGCGGGAGAAGTTTGAGCGTGGAGAAAGGAAACCATCATGAACAAGCCAATCACAAAAAAAGAGTGGATGGAATACATTGAGAAGACATGGGATGCCGCTCAGGAAGAAGCACTGGCGCAGCAGGAACAGAAGCCTGTACCGTGGAAGAGTTTTTTTAATCGCTATTGCCCGTGGCTGGAGCAGCCAGCACCCCAGCCAGAGCGGGAGCCGGGCAAAGGAGGAGAACACATGACCGAATACACCCTCAGAGCACCGACACCACCGGTAGGTGGATATCGCATTGGCGGCGGCGTCCAATTCAATCTGACCAAAAAGCCCTGCTGGCTGCACCGCATGGGTGTGCGCCTAGTGCTGGGCTGGGAATGGGTGGACGCATGAAAGAAGACATCATCCGCATGGCGCGGGAGGCTGGGCTTTGCGATGAAGAAGGCAGAGATGACAGTTCAGTGATTATTGAAAATCATCTTAAACGCTTTGCCGCCCTTCTCCTTGCTGCCGAGCGTGAAGCTTGTGCAGAGTTGGCTTTTGAAATGTTGGTGCAGTGTGAAGGCACCGACTTTGATGTCCCAGACGCCATCAGAGCAAGGGGAAACACATGATCGACTTCATCTCATCCGACCCATCAGCGCATCCACAGACCGTGGCCAGCGCACACCTGTTGGCTGCTGTCATAGCCCAGGCCATTGAGGACGCAGCAGGTGTCGGGCAAGTGACCTCGGCAGAAACCCTGGCAGCAGTTGATTGGCTGTTCAGCAAGACCTCTGCATTCGAAGACTACGCTCGCCTCATTGGCGCGGACGCAGGAAAGATTCGCAAAGCTTTGCTGGAGCCCGCAAGCGAAATGGAGCCTAAGAACAGCCGGTTCGACTCAAGCAGGCGCAGGAAGCTACGGGTGGCCTACGTCAGTTGGCTCGCAAGGCGCAAAGCAGAAGAAGCCGCCCTGAAAAAGATGAAGGAGAAGAGCACATGAAAGACGATGACGACACCATGTGCTACCGATCAGAGCTTGAGGCAGAAGTCAAGGCAGAGAGGGAGGCGTGCGCCCAGTTGTGCGAAAGAATGTGGCATGAATGGCTGGACTCAACTGAAGATAGTGACAAGCCCGATGCAGAAGACTGCTACAGGGCCATACGAGCAAGGGGAAACACATGACCAAAGACAAACTGATCGAGACACTCAAGTTAGCACAAGACGCTTTGCACATGGCAACGCTGCCCTTCCCGATTGATGAGATCAAGACAAGACGGGCGCTGGAAGCGGTGGATGACGCGCTTGACGCAATGCCCCTTTTTAACGACTGGCCCGGAGGATTTAAATGACAGACTACACAAACATCCACACATGCAGCTACCACTGCCAAAGCCCAGCCTGTGCTTTACGCCAGCGTGATGAGCTATGGGAACACCTGCAAAAGGTTTACAACGCTGTCAACGAACGAGAGCCCGGCAACCGCTGGACCTTTGAGCAAACAATGGCATACGCCGTGGACAAGGTCAAGGCACCGTGCCCACCCTGTAACCAAGACTGCAACCAGGGCCGTAGATGCCCGGGAGGGCGCAATGAATAAGTGGAAGACATGGAACGTGAACCATTGGGTGCTGGAAACGCCCAAAGGCGAAGTGGTCGATGAGATCGTACGAGACGATAACGACCTCTTTGTTTTGAAGAGCAATAAGGCGAAGTACACCTCACTCAAAGCAGCCCAGAACGCAGGCAAAGAAAATAGAGGTGCAACTCAAAGCCCCGGGCCTTGACACGCGGTTAGTTAGGCGTACACTATGCGTACGCAAGAAAGAAGAAATGAAATGAGAAAACGCAGCAAGTACCGCCCCAAGGGGGTCCTTCCAGACCCTTTGTCTTACGTCATCAGCGGCTTAAAGCGCGTGGGTTCAATCAGCGCAGGCACGGACCTGAAGATCAAGAACCATCTTGCATTGGAAATTGTTCGAAGTGGCAATGCGACCAGGGAAGACATTGACATCCTGATTGCCGCCTTGAACATCACGGAAGCCCTGGCCATGATGAAGATTGGCCAGGACTGGGAGGTTGAGATTCGGGCCTCGCAAGACGCCCTCTTTGCTGTGGGAAGCAGAGGGGTGGAGACCGGCAGGTTTATTTTGCGAGGACCCGAACTCAGCGCTCTGAACCTGGGCATGGAAATCCATGATGCCCAGTTGCAAGCCTGTACTGTATCAGAGCTTGAGAAAGCTATTGACTTGGTGCAGGCTATTGTGCGTCAGAAGAAAGCAAGACCCATCGGTAGAAAGGAGAGAAATGAAAGAGCAACCGAAGAAAAGACTGACTCAGGAGGAGCTTGAGAAGTGGTGGCCGTTTGACCGCCTCGACCCTAAGCTGTTCCCGAAACAGAAGAAGCAAGACCCGCAACCAATCGAACCTTATGAGGAAGCACTGCTATGAGATCCCTGTCACCAATATCCAAAAAGATCGTCCTTCAGTTTAAGAAGTTCCCCGCCTCTGATGTCAAACAAGTGGCCGCGAAGTACAACATCGCCGCCTCCCATGTCTACAAGTTACGGGCCAGGGCCCGTGATGAGTCAGTCGCGGAAGCTGAAGAATTTCCCCCAACAATCATCCTGCCAGCAATCACCCTGCCAGCAAAGACCGAGAACACCATCTCTGTCGGCGAGGTCCTCGATCAGCGGGCCTTGGACTATGGCAAGTTTAAGCACGGCGCCGAACTCATGCAGGGCATGAAGCGGCTGGTGGCAGACCATGCGCAGCGCCATGGCAAGACCTTCGCTGATGACCAGTGGGAAGCCCTGGAGATGATCATCCACAAGGTGGGCCGGATCGTCAACGGCAACCCCGACAAGATTGATCACTGGATCGACATCGCAGGCTACGCCAAGCTCGTTGCAATGCGGCTTGAAGGCAGATCGGTATGACCAAGCTGGTGCCCATTAAGGTTGCAGCAGGCGATGCACAGAAGATGCTTATGGCATACCTGCGCACGGGCAACTACGTCCCACAGCGCACCAGTGAAATCTCCAAGGCCCTGAACATCCACTCGTCCTGCATCCGCAGGGCGGGCTTGTTCTTGGCCAGCCGGGGAAAACTGCGGGCCGATCTTGTGCCCGGACGGGGGAAGGGGGAATACCTCTTCACCCTAGAGCAACTCGATCTGTTTGACGACTACAAAGAACCGCCTTCTAGTTTGACGCTTGAAGGCATCCTCACCGCCATGGCCGAGGTCAAGACCAAGCTCTTGATGCTTGTCCTTCGGCGCAAGGCGTGATCATTTCGCTTCTCCCCAGCTTGGTCCGATCTCCACATCGCACCGGCTGGGGACTTCTAAGCGCACCGCCTCAGCCATAATCCTGGCCCCCTCGACGGCTTCCTCCCGGCTCTTGACCGACAGAGCCAACTCATCATGCACTTGCAGTATCGGCTGCATCCCGGCCTTGGCCAGGGCCACCATGGCCGCTTTGGTCTGATCGGCGGCTGACCCCTGAATCAGGCGGTTCAGGCCCTTGTAGGTGCCTGCACGCTTGATCCGTTGGCCGTAAGCAATGACCGCTTGCTCACGCGGCAGCGCCTTGTTCACTCCCCACTCCATCGGCTCCCACAGCGGGAACCGGCACTTGCGGCCCAAGAGCGTGCGGATCGACCCGCCCGATGCCGGGTGCTCAATGCGCTTCATGACGGCATTGACGGTGCCCTTGAGGAACGGCACGCTCTTGTGGAACCGCTCGATCAACTCACTCGCCTCTTCTACGGACAAATCCAGGCTCGCTGCAAGCTTTCCCTTGCCCATGCCATACATGAGCCCCAGGCCAATCGTTTTGGCGGGCTTGCGCTTGATCCCAGCCATGTCCGCGACCATCTGGTGGAAGTCGGTGGTCGGGTCTGCATGGTAGGCTGATACCAGACTGTCGGCCCCGGGCAGGGACAGCAGGTTGGCGTAGTGGACCAGCAGGCGCGGCTCTTGGGAGGAGAAGTCGTTCGATGCCCACTGCTCCCCTTCCTCGGGCAGGAACAGGCTCCTGACCATGGGCCCGATCACCTCATGCCGAGCAGGCACCTGCTGCAGGTTGGGGTTGGCCATGGACAGTCGTCCGGTGACCGTGCCGCCATCGTCAGAGCGCATCTGGTTGACATGCGGATGGATGCGGCCCGTCTTGGCGCTGAAGTCCATGTACGGCTGCAGGAACGTGCTGTGCGTCTTGTTGACCTCCCGGACTTCCACAATCATCTTTGCCAGCGGATGCTCGCAGGAGTCAAGGAATCCTTTGGTGAAGCTAGGCAGGCCGTTGTCGGTCTTGCTGTAGGGCAGCCCCATCTTGTCGAAGGCCACGGCAATCGATTGCGCGGCCCAGATGTCCACGCCCTTGCCGCAGATGCTCTTGAGTTCGGCCAGGAGTTCCTGCTCCCTCCTGCGCATGTTGTCAATTAACTCCGCACATTTTTTACGGTCAAAGCGGATGCCGCGCCGCGTCATCTCCATCAGCACCGGGAAGGCGTTGGTCTCCAAGTCGAAGATCGACTCGACCTCCTCCTGCCGCATCTTGATCTTGAACTGCTGCCACAGCTTGAGGGTCAGCGCCGCATCTTGCTCGGCGTACTCACCGACATACATCGCCGGGAGCTTCCAGAGTTCCTTCTTAGGATGGACACCGAAATCGGCTGCGGCCTGCTTGAGGCCCTGCTCACTCTTAACCTCTTGGAGGTAGTCGAAACCTAAAGCATTGAGCGAATAGCTGAAGCGATTCTCGTCAAGCAGTGGGGCGGCAAGCATGGTGTCATAGATACGCCCATTGATCTTGAACCCGGAGGCCATAAGCCAACCAACGTCATAGGCGGCGTTATGACAAACCTTGTCAGCGTTGGTAGCCAGGATATCGGTAATCCACCGCTCGACAAGTCGCTTGTCCAAGTTTCCGCCTCCGGCGTGTGCGACAGGAAAATATCCTGACCACCCATCGACAGCCACAGCATACCCAACGATGAATCCATCACTACGGGGCCATCCAGGCCCAAAGGACTCCATGTTGGGATCACATGTTTCGAGGTCAATTGCGATCTCCCTTGCTGTGGATAAGTTGGGGAAAGACTGTGGAGGAACCCACTCAGTTGGTGTGGGGAACATGGGGATAGTTCTCACAGGATGAATCCTTTTTCTCGTTGCTTTGGCAGGATCAAGTGCAGCGCCTTCTTGGCCCGGGTGATGCCTACGTAGAACAGGCGGTGAATGCTGTCCCCATTGGTGGCGTATTCCTTGGCAAACTTGGGCGAGAGGTCCATGAACAACATGACGTTGTCCGCCTCCCCTCCCTTGGCGCCGTGGATTGTGGATAACTTGATGCGGCCTGCGTTAGAGAGCTTCTGCTTCCTGCGCAGCACGGCAACCAAATAGTCCCGCTTGTCTTCGGAGATGCGGGACAGGGCCTCATGCCAGATGGCCTCGGTCCGTAGGCCGTGGTCCTTGGTCAGTTTCTCAAGGCTGTACCAAGCCGTTGAGTCACCGCCCTTGAAGGTCCGGTGGCCTCGGGCAACGAAGTCGCCACCCAGGTACTTGTAGATGTCCATCACGTGGCCGCCAATGACCTCCTCGCCCCTGCGCAGGGCCTCCCAGTGGACGACCGCCTCCAGCATCTTCTGGGGCAGGCTGGGCACGCCCCCGCGCTCAAACAGCACCCCGTTGGACTTGAGCCATTCATGGATGGGGTTGAGCATGTAGTTGGTGGCAGCGAGGATGAGCCAGGGGTCCTCGCTCATCGGTACGTCCTCGAAGCGGTAATAGGTCTTGACCTCGCCTTCAAAGTCCCGGGCCTTCCACTTCTTCGGCTGGCGCTCCCTGATGCGGTGGACAATCCTGTCGGCCAGTGCGTGGACCCCGCTGGGAACGCGGTAGGACTGCTCCAGCACCGTGATCTGGCCCTCAAAGGACAGAAAGCTCTTGACATCGGCACCGGCCCAAGTGAATACTGCCTGATCGTCGTCTCCGGCGAGGAAGACCCGTTTCGACTTCGAAACCAGGGCCTCAACAATTTGCCATTGCAGGCGGCTCAAGTCCTGCGCCTCGTCGATGATCAGCACCTCCAGTGACGGCAGGCACGCTGGATCGGACACCACCATCTCCAGCAAGTCAGTGAAGTCCAGCAGGTCCTTGGACCGTTTGTAGTGGCGGTAGGACCGTTCGACGAACTCAAAGTGGTACCACTCGATGTCCAGGCCGCTCTGGTTGTAGTGCTGGCGCAGATCGGAGCCCCGAATCCTAGCGAGGTTGATCTCGTTGAGGATAGGGTTGTCGGCCTTGGCCAGATTGACATCGTCCTCGCTGCCGACACTGATCTCGATGCCCACCTGGGCCGCGAACTCTTGGTAATGCTCCGGGCGCATGATCATGTCGGCGTTGATGGCCAGACAGCGGAAGGCCAGTGAGTGCAGCGTTCGGAAATAGGGGAAGTCGGTCTTGGGGTGGAGGAACGGGAACTTGGCCACGGCGCGATCCCGGGCCTCGTTGGCAGCCTTCTTGGTGAAGGAGAAATACCCGATGCTCATCGGAGAGATTCCTGCTCCAAGCTCCTGCTCGACGCGGTTGAGCAAGTAGGTTGTTTTCCCCGTGCCTGGGGGCCCAAAGATTTTGTGGACTTCTGTCAAAACGGACTCCCTTGCTCTCGCACTGTCTGGGTCTCAAACGGTGCGTCTTGCCGCTCGAAGCGGGGGATGCGCCAGCAGCGCACGGTGCGGTTCTTCAGGAACAAACTGATGGGCTCGCCGCCCATGTCGCGCAGGCGCTGTGCCATCTTGGGCGCCGACAGGCCCACGAAGTTGTTGCGCTTGAGGTGCGCCTCAAGGTCCTTCATGCGGAAGTAGGTGCGGGCCTCATCCTCATCCGTCCAGGGCCTGCCCATGATGATTTCCTCACGCACAAGGGCCTGCTGCATGTGGGCCGTGAACTCTTCCAACAGGTCCATGAAGCGCCCGGTGACACTGGTGTCCTCGCTGGCCTCGGTGATCTGCTCGGTCTCCACCATCTCTTTGAGCAGGGCGTTGAGCAGGTTCTCCCAATCCTGCTTGCGCAGGGTGGGCGGCACGATGTTCAAGCGCTCAAGGCAGGCCTTCTGGAAGGCGGCCTGCATGTACAGGCTGTCGGTATCCAACTCGATGCGGCGACCGTTGACATCGAGGAACCACAGCGGCGGCTCACTGGCGTACTTCGATAGGCTGGCTATCTGAGGTGCATCAGGGGCAGCGGCTCCGATACCGAATTTGCGAGTGCGGCAAAGGCCGGAGTTGCAAAACGAGTTGAGCGGTGCGTCCTTGCATTTGTAGTGATACTCCTTCTTGCCAACCTGCTTGACCAATAGTTGGACTTCGTTGTTGGGCAAAGGGGGAGCCACATACTTGTAGTTGTATTCAACCATCTTGTCTTCCCAGCCCGCTGCGTGGACCTTCTTAAGATAGATGCCAATGTTGAATAGTCCATTATTGCGGGTGCCCTCCGGGAAGCCTTGGGCGCATAATGCCTGCAGGCATGGCGGGCCATCTTTGATGGGACTCTCAACCTGCTTAGGCGGCTCTGGGAAATTGAGTGGTACGTCTTGGACCGCCGCATCGTAGAGCGCATAAAACTCTTCCATAGTCGCCGCAGTCCCGTCTGGGTTGACTGCGTAACGAAGACCGTTCTCGCCGCCGAAGTACGGAAGGTTGAGGAAGTTGCCGGTGTCCCCTCGATCAACAAGGATCTCTGCTTGTTTTGGAAAGATTTCTCGACCCGCTTCACCAAGCAGAGCAGCCGCGTTTTTGAGATACGTTTGGAAATCTAGGGCCGGAACAGGCGTTTTTGTAAATAAGAATACATGGGCACCCCCTGACTTACTTCTGCAAACGACCAGCGGCAGCTTAAGCTGCGCAACACGCTCGACTAGGCCTTTGAGGTCCAGAGGATACTGGTCAACGTCAATACAGCCCCAGATGCAGGTGTTATCCGCCCTGATTGGGATAATTCCAAGACTCGGTTCAACACCTTCAAGGTGCTTGACCCATAGCTCGTCAACTGGCGGCTTTCGCACAACCGTAGCTTGTCCTGCTTGCTTTCCATCTCCTCGTTCTGCCTTTATCTTGTATGTCCCATAGGCAATGTCCAATCCATTGAAGATTGCCTTGAATCTTGTTATGTCTGTCATCGCGATCTCTATAAAAGGTGGGGCCTACTCGCTGCACTGAGGCTCATTGCCCATGTACCGGGGTAGCAGCATCCGCTTTCGGCCCCAAAATCAGAATGGCGCTGGTCCGCTGTCCACGGAGCCTTCACCTTCATGCTTGACCTTGACTTCGCCCGCGCTGACTTGAGTAGCGAAAGACTTGGCCGCCTGATACTGATTCATATCTTGGATGGGGCCGATCTTCTCGATCTCCCAGCCATACCACTTGCCCTTGTCGTTGGACTCAGCCTGCGTGGTCAGACGGTACAGGTGTGAGTACATCGGGGGCGTGTACGGACCATTCTTGCCCATGAGCTTGGTGCTCATCATCATGCTGTTCCACTTGCGCGACTTCTTGAGTTGCGTGGACTTCATGACGATCAGTGCAGGCTCAGGAATGCCGCTGTCGTTGATGACCATCACGTAGTGATTGGCCGTGTTCTCGATGTAGTTGCCGTTGTCGAGGTAGTCCTTGTTGTCGCCCGGCTCGCGGTGCGTGCGAGTCAGGATGTCGGACGTAGCAGGGTAGATGGCCTGAGGAGCGCCGCTGCCAGAGCCGCGTGGTGCCCACTCAATGTACTGACGCACATAGGCTACCGGGATCACCGTGATGCCTTTCTTGCCTTCATGGATCTCGCCAGACACGCTGTTCATGATGCAGCCGGGCATGGCGCCATCGACTTCACCGATCTCTGGGCTGGTGCTGGTCAACAGCTTGAGGAACGGCAGGGCAAAGTCTTCTTGCCCCATTCCATCAAAGCCATTGTTGGCATCCTGCTCAAAGTCACCCCCGAGGGCAACAGCGTACTCTTCCTTCTTTGCAACTTCGTTTTTGCTCATGATTAATGGTCCTTGGTTCATGCCGATTTGATGGTGGCTTTCTGGCCGACATAGACGCCAAAAAGCTCGGTGGGGAACTCGCTTCCGCGTTCCACCTGCTCGCGAACCCAGGCCTTCAGGGTCTGGGGTTCGATCTTCTGCGCCTGCTCGACAGGATAGTTTTGCTCACGCAGTTGATTCAGTAAGGTCTCGCACAACTGGTCCTCATTGCGACCAAATCGTACGGACACGGTGTTCTTGATGATGTCGTCGTAGCCGTGCTCACGCAGCCACTCGTACGCTGCAGCGCGGTTCTCTTCCTTGATGGACGCGCTGTAGAAGGGCTTGACGGTAATCTCGCTGCCATCGAGCATAGAAAACTTGGACAGGCCAAGCTCCTGCAGCATTGCAGGGATGGTCTCCTCCAGCAGTTTGCGCTGCTGTTGCTTGCGCTCATCGACGGTGTCCTCAAGCTCCTTGATCTCTGCTTCCAGTTCCTTGGCACGCTTGGCCAAGGCACCCACAGAGGACAGGTCCTCGTTCTTGACGGTCAGAGCACCTGCGTCTTCTTCAAACAAGTTGTTGATGTCAGTCATCTCTTTCTCCATTCTCAGTGATGTCAATCTTGACGGGGATGTACATCCGCTCGCGGCGATCCCACTTCAAGGCGGTGTAGCGGCCAGAGTTATAAAAGGCAGCTATCGAGCAGGCCAAGCCGATAGCCACAGGGTCACCCGTCAAGAGCAGGCTGTCGCCGTCCTTGTAGTCCCGCAGCTTGCGCCGTAGAACGCGCACAGTGGGCAATGTGCTGAAAGCAATCTGTGTATTGGGAGCCAGCAAAACCTTGATGTCCCCAAAGCGCATTGCCTGGGAAATATCGTGGTTGGGCATCTCCTGCACAACGAATACGGTAGACATGTTTACATTCTCCTTTCTCAAACCGTGCGCTTAGTGTACACTACTTTCCGAGGCTGTCAACCCCCTCGCACAGAAAGGAAGAAAGACATGAACTATTTTCTCGAAAAGTACCCCTTCAAGAACAAGCCGTACCTGCATCAAGCTGCGTATCTGCAGCGGTTCTGGGAGGACCCCGCCGTTGCTCTGTTCGCAGACATGGGCACTGGCAAGAGCTTCATGCTCATCAACAATGCTGCCATGCTCTACGACAGGGGCAAGATCAACTCCATGCTGGTCGTTGCTCCGAAGGGCGTCTATCGTAACTGGTACACCGGGCAAATACCAGAACACATGCCTGAGCATATACCCTACACCATCGCATGCTGGTCCCCGTCACCGCGCAGGGCCGAGCGCGAGGAGATGGACAGGATGCTCAACGCAGTGGACACGCTGCGCATCTTGGTCATGAACATCGAGGCGTTCAGCACGGACAAGGGGGTGATGTACGCTCGCACCTTCTTGCGGGTGACCCGGTCTTACATGGCCATCGACGAGAGCACCACCATCAAGACGCCCAAGGCCAAGCGCACAGCCAACATCGTCAAGGTAGGCAAGGATGCCAGCTACCGGCGCATCGCTACGGGCTCGCCAGTGACCAAGAGCCCGCTGGACCTGTTCAGCCAGTGCTCCTTCCTGTCCAACAACTTCCTCGGCTACGACAGCTTCTACGCCTTCCAGGCCCGCTACGCTGTGCTGGTCGAGCGCAAGATGGCCACGCACACGTTCAAGCAGATCGTGGGCTATCGCCACCTCGATGAGCTACAGGGCAAGCTCAACGACTTCAGTTTCCGGGTCACCAAGGAAGAGTGCCTAGACCTGCCAGAGAAGGTGTTCACGCGCCGCGACATTGAGTTGACCACTGAGCAGCGCAAGGCGTATGACCAGATGAAGCTGATGGCGCTCACGCTTATCGATGGCAACCTGATGTCCACCAACAATGCGCTCACGCAGATCATGCGCCTGCATCAGATCGTCTGCGGCCATGTGAAGTTCGACGATGGCAGGCAAGAAGACCTGCCCAACAACCGCGTCAAGGAGCTACTGTCCACCGTCGAGGAGTGCAACGGCAAGATCATCATCTGGGCCAACTACCGGCGAGACATCGAGAACATCAAGAACGCCCTGGCAGAAGAGTACGGCATGACCACCGTGGCCACCTACTACGGGGACACTGAGGCGGAGGACCGGCAGCGCATCGTCGAGCAGTTCCAAGACCCAAACAGCCCACTGCGTTTTTTCGTTGGAAACCCCCGCACAGGGGGATATGGTTTGACCCTGACTGCCGCACACACCGTGATCTACTACAGCAACAATTTCGACCTTGAGGTCCGCCTGCAAAGTGAGGACCGAGCACACCGCATCGGCCAGACTAACAAGGTGACCTACATCGATTTCATCTGCCCGGGCACGGTGGACGAGCACATCGTCAAGGCTCTGCGCAACAAGATCAACATCGCCTCGCAGGTGCTGGGCGAAGAACTCAAGGAGTGGATTAAATGATGCTGGTGCCGTTTCGCAGCAAGTACGTCTACAAGCGATTGGAGCGTTTGGACAGGTCCTCGGGCCGTGTTTATCGGGCCGACATGGATGACATCCCCATGCCGTCAGTGACCACCATCCTTGATGCGACGAAGGACAAGAGTCACCTCAAGGACTGGGAAGACCGCGTGGGCAAAGACGAAGCAGAGCGCATCCGCAACGATTCGGCCACCGTGGGCACGCACATGCACAACGTCATAGAGCGGCTGCTGCTCAATCGCCCTCTGGAGGTGCCCCGCACATGGCTGCATGTCAAGGGCTACCGCATGGGCCATCAACTTATCGAGCACTTCTTCCCGCATGTCGATGAGGTCTGGGGCGCGGAGGTATCGCTGTACGTCCCCAACACCTACGCAGGTACTTCAGATTGCGTTGGCATCTACAAGAAGAAGCCCAGCATCATGGACTTCAAGCAGACCAACAAGCCCAAGCGGCGCGAGTGGATCGAGGACTACTTCCTGCAACTGGCGGCGTATGCCGTGGCCCATGACAAGGTGCATGGGACCAGCATTGATCAGGGGGTGATCATGATGATGAGCCAGGGTGGCGAGCCGCAGGAGTTCGTCACCGCTGGCCGGGAGTTCGACGGCTACAAGGATCAGTGGTGGCGCCGCGTGGAGCAGTACCAAAAAAGAGGCCAGGAGCAAGAAGCTCCTGGCCAAAGTGCCATCGGTGGAGGTGGAGAAGCCTCCTGAGGAAGACGAGATGGCAACTGCAACCGTTACTTTTTGCCTTTTGCGGCACGCATGTTGTCGATCAGGTTAGGGTACGGACGCCCCGCCTTCTTGGCCGCTGCTTTTGCAGCGGCTTTTTTACCTGAACTCAACTTCTCCGGAGGCCCAAGGTCCTTGGGCCGTGCTTTATCCCACACTGGTTTTTTCATCATAATTACCTCAGCTTTCGAAGTTTGTAGAGGGTGCTCAGGAAGGTCTCAACTGCCCCGTCAATAAGATTTTGAATCGGGGTGTCTTTCTTGTCCACTGCGTCATAGCGCAGCTTCTCGATGTCGTCCATCAGGCTCTCAAGAGCCTTGGCCGGGTCCTCTTCATCAATCATCGGCAGATAGGGGATTTCGATGATGGTGTCGTGTCGCCCCTGATACGCCTCAGTGATCGCATCGGCCTGATCAATGATGGATGTGTAGAACTCGCCCAAAGCGGAGTGCTTGGAAAAGCTGCCTGCGCCTGTGACACGCAAGTGGGCCCGGTGAGCGTACTCCCGGGCCAGGAACATCGTGCCGATCAATCGTCCGACCATCTCCATGATTTACTCCGTTATTGCTGTGGTCCTTGGATCGCGGCCTGTCGTTGCTGAAGCAAGCCACTGATCGGATCGTTGGGGAACATGGCGGGATACATCAGGGGCACCTGACTTGACCCGCCTCCTTGCGGCGCCGGAGGCCGTGTGGGCAAGCGAGGGTTGAAGCTCACGCCCCTTGTGGGCGGTGCAGGAGGCAGATTACGCAGCATCGAGGAGGCTGTTTCACGGGGAACAATAGGCAACCCCTCCATCCCTGCGACAGGAGCCTCTTGGCCCTGCTGTGCCGTCTCGGTGGCCTTTTGCTGGATGCCCCGGCGTGCGGCCTCTGTCACGGCAGAAGGGCCGAGGGCCATGCCTTTGGAAACACCGATCTCCTGCAGGTTTTTGAGGGCACGCTCGCCCTCCTTGGCAGTGCCAATGTGGGTGATGCTCTTGGCAAACTCTTCGCTCTCCAGGGCCTTGGTGAACAGGCGCTTGTACAACTCGTTTTCCAAGCTGCCGGTCATCCGGACCATCAGGGCCAAGGCGCCCGTCTCGGGAGAGATGCGGCCCACCATCGCTTCACGCAGCGTGGTCGTGCCGAACTGGATGCCGAAGCCGAAGACGCGCTTGAGCGATTGATCGAGCGACTCAAAGGCAGGGATCTGGCCCGTAACGCTTGCAAAAGCATTGACCCTGCGCTGCAGGTCAGCCAAGGTCTTAAGGTCTTGAAGGTGGGTGGTCCCATCGAACAGGACTTTGAGCGACTTCTCATTGCCGTCAAGGAACGACTTCAGGGCTCCGCCGCCCTGTGCCCCTTCTGTAGCTATGTCATACACGGACCGGCGCAGAGAAGACAGCATCTCTGGGTCCTTGCCGACAACGTCCACCAACTTGCGCATGACCGCCGGATCGCGCAGCGCATCCGACAAGATCATGCGGGCATCGGCCTCCGGGCGGATAGCTTTGCCCAGCAGGCGATCAAGCTCGTTGTCCTGGGCAGCGACCACGCGCTTGTCAATCTCGCCCAGGCGCTTGACGTAGTCGTCGGCCAGCGCGACTTCGTCGTTGAGCTTGACCCTGATGGTCTCTGGCAGCGCTTCAACGATGTTTCGGTTCTTGTCCAAGACACTACGAATCTTCTTCGGATCAACAACCCCGCTGTCGTTGACCACGCCCTTGGTTCGCAGCCAATCAACAGTGCCGTTGAGCAGCAGCTTCTGGGACTGTGGATCGTTGCCCAAGATCACGGAAACATCGCGCAGGTTCTCCGCCGTCTTGAAGGCGTTTCGCATCAGGTCTTCGTTGGGCAGCAGGTACTCCATGCCCCCCTTCTTAGTCTGCGTCATGAGCAGCGGCAGACTCCGGTCATACACCTGCTTGTAGTCATCGATCATGACCTTCAGCGCTTCGTACTCGCCCTTAAGCCGTGGCGTGTTGGTAAGAATAAGGTTTTCAACATCCCTGAACACGGCATTGCCCGTGTCCAGAATGCGCTGCGCATCGGTCTGGCGCACACGGCCATTTTTCATGGCCGCGTTATAGGATGTCAGGGCATCATTGCGGAACCGTTGGGCGGCGGTCAGGTAGTCCAGTGCCTCCGGTATGTTGATGTCAATCTTGGTGTTGGCCTCTGCAATCCGGGCAGCGTCCTCACGGATCTGCTGTGGATTGATCACGATCTTGCGACCAGGGATCAGCGCCGGGATAGAGATGTTTCCCTGTGCATCGGGGGAAGGCGCAAGTTCCGCGAGCCCCGGAGCGCGGCGCCCGCCCTTGGGCTTATCACCACGAACAAGAGCATGCACCGAAGAGCGCAGCGCTTTGAGGATCGCAGGGTCCTTAAACGCCTCGCCCATGGTAGAAATCTGGCTGTCAATTGCATCGTCAGTCAGGCTTTGGAGTGATGTGCGCTCAAGCCGCTCACGCTGACGAATCTGGCCCTGCACAAAGTTGTCGATCAACCGCACAGGCTCGGGCATGGCCATTCGCATCGACGGGCGCTCTGGGCTGTACTTGGAGATCAGCGACAGCGCTGCTCCCTCCATGTCCCGAGACTCAAACAAGGACTTGCCCTGTTCCCGAGTGGGCAGCGCAGTTCCGTCAGGGGCAGTGGCCTGCTTCAGGCCGATGCGAGACAGGACGTTCTGCCGCATCTTGTTGTCCATCTCCATGCTACTTTTGATCACACCGCGAAGCTCATCATTGAGCATGTCGATGTTCTGTGGTCCGAGGCGCTCGGACACCGCAAGAATCTCCGCCTCCGTCATGTCCTTCTTCTGGCGCAGCAGGTTCTCAAAGAACGCTTGACGATCAGCCTGGGCCGCTTGGAAGGCATCCATTACAGGCTGACGGGCCTGCGGAGCAAGATTGCTGAACAGGCTACTGAGGGCGGTCTGGTTCTGATTGATGCGCTCTTTGACCGACTCCAGATCCTTGGGCCCAAGCTGCTGCAAGAGCTTGAGCTTTTCCTGCACCAGGGGCGTGTACATCGTCTTCTCAGCAGCATCAAACACGAAACCTGCCTGCGCGAAACGAGGGTCGGCCAAGGCCACTTCGAGGGCCTTCAACGCCTCTTGTGCTTCCTTGCTCTCGGCAATCGGACCAAACACCTGAGACAGCTTGCGCTCGGCGTTTTTGATCAGCATGTTAGGGACTACCTTGACCACAGGCAGCTTCCAGAAGCCTGGGGCCGAGGACAGCACATCCTTTTCTACGTCACCCAAATCGGGAGCGCCAAGCTGGCCCTTCACAAACCGTGCGCCCTGGACCGTGGGGCTCATGTTGGCCAGCTTGCTGGCCGCTGAGAAGCCGCCAGACAGGGCCAGGGGAACGCCCACAAACGCGGCTGTCGGCAGCAGTTCCTTGAGCCAGACCTTCGATGGCTGGTCATCGGACACATTCTCTTCAACGGCCTGACGCAGCCCCTCCCAACCAGCACCAAAGGCCACATCCATGGCCAGGGCGCTCTTTGGGCTCCTTGCGATCATGTCCATCGCATCCTTGGTCACCCCCCGCATCACCGTTGTAGCAGGGGTGGCAGCAGCGATTGCAGGACGCAAGGCAGCAGAGGCCCCCAGGATGCCGGTGAAGGGCAGGCCACCAGCAACGCCCCCTGCAATCGCACGGGCGTAGCGCTCACCAGAGTTCTTGGGCGCTACCTCACCGCGATTGAAGAACTTGGCGAACTGAAAGACCTGATCCTCATTGAGGCCCAGGCCTTTGCCAATGATCCGCTGAGCAGCATCGGGCAAGGAGAACAGGGCCGAGTTGAAGCCCCAAGAGGCGTTGTTGATCAGCCCTTTGACTTTGTCCGCACCCTCTGTGACTTGCTCAGGGGCCCCTGCCTTGAGAGGATTAACGGCAGTCGGGGCGCCCTCGGCGCGGCCAACAACCTCTCCGGTTGTCAGATCAACCAACTGCCCCTGAGTGTTGAGGATCGTTGCCATTACTGAGTCAGCCCTCTGAGTTGAGTCGGATTGAATGCCTGGATGGTGTTGTTGGGCATACGCACATAGACCGTGGCCCGTGGGTCTTGGATCTTGCCAATCGTACTGCCAAGGAAGTTGAACATCCGCTTTTGCTGCTCAGGGTTGGTAGGAATGATGAACGGGTCGGACTGTGTGCCGGTGCTGGGCGTGTTCATCACGTAGTCGTTCTTCTCGTAGCCAAGCTGCGTCAAGACCTGCTGGCGAGCGTTTCGCAGCATGGCCTCCTGAGAGTTCAACTGTTTAGCGACGACTTCTTTATCGGAGAAAAACTTAGTGGGGTCACTGATTCCTTTGGCAGTCTCACGAACCCACTCCTGCTCTTGCACAGCGACTCGGCCTCCATCGTTCGCGGAGGCAATGGCTTTACTCAGCTGCCCCATGCCGCTGCTGATCCGCATAGCGGCATCGGCAAGATCAAGATTTGGTCTGACCACTGCGGTTGGGCTGATAGGCACCAAAAGGTTGTTGACCTTGTCTTGGAACCATGCGCCCGGACCGTATGCCTGGGAATACAAGCCTTTGAGACTGTCAAGCATAGACAGGCTGTTGTCCAGCGAGCGAAGCGTAGTGGTCAGCTTAATGCGCTGATCCTTGTCCTCTTCAATCGTAGTGGGGGCTTGGCCACGGTTGACGACAAAGGGGTTATCCGTGTCACGCAGGGTATAACGGCTTTGGACTGCGGACTGCACAGTTGGGTTGTTTGGATCGATTGACGTACCGACAAAGCTGCCACTCTTTGTTTTTGTACGAATCAGCCCTGCCCCGCCATCCTCTTGGATGTCCCCGGTTTTCCTGATCTGCTCCTTGAGCAGGTCGTAATCGCCCCTGAGCATGACTTCCTTGAGCCGCTGGGCATACTTGTCTTGCTCTTGGACATCGGTGATTGCTTGGCCAAGCGCTGCCGTATCGATCTTGAGTTGACGATCCTTAGCCTGGGCCATAAGAGCCATAAAGCCCTGCGGGATGCCCTGCGCGGCCTGAGCCAACAGCGATAGAGGAGTGGTGCCTGACTTGGCGGGTGCAGCGGCATACTTGAAGCCAGCATCGGCCAGCATCAGCATGGCGTTGGTGTACATCTCCTCCTTGCCATCGCCCAAAAGTTCTCTGTACAGCGGTGCGTACTCCTCCCTTGCCTGCTTGATCCGCTCAATGCGAGACACAGGAGTACCTGTGGTGCCCGCCCCCACATTTGGCTTGGCCAACTGGGTCTGGATAAAGGCCGTGTTGTCTTGCGCAGCGCCCGGGCCACCCTCGGGCGCCGCTGTGACCGGCGGTGCCCCGGCTGCTGTGCCCGTTGAAGCGGCCCCTGTATCGACAGTGGTTCCAGCGCCCTCCGCAGGGGCAGCCTGAGCGGCCATTACCTGAATGGCCTGCTTGAGTTGATCGTTCGTCGCACTGCCCAAAGAAGGCATCGGGACGCTGCGATCCGTGACCTTGTAGTACATGTCCTCGTACTGCTTCAGCAGGGCCTGACGCTCGGGGTCAACGGCAGGTGCCGTGGCGGTTTGGTACAGCCCAGAGGCGGCAAGAACGCCTGCTCCGGTAGCAACCGCAGGTGCCACAAGCGATTCTGCCCGTTGGGCCATGCCCGTCAACCGAGGGCCTGCCATTTTGGACAAGTGCTGGGTCAGGGTTGGGTACTTGAGCAGTTGTTCCGCCGTGAAACGCCCGCCTTCGCCACGGACGTTTTCGAAGATGGGCCGGAATGTCTGCGGAAACCCTTGCGACATCAGGCGACCCGCCGCCGCGTTTGCCTGAGTCGCCATCGGGCCAATCCTGTTTCCGGCGATCTGCGCCATCCGGGTGAACGGAGTGACAAACGCCCCGCCAAAAGCCTTGAGCGGGGGCAGCCCATCTGGGGTGGGCGGAGCTTGTTCAGCCCCGCCCTCAGGGAAAGGGGGAGCACCCGCCATGCCCGGGGGCATGGCCATTTCAGGGCCTGGAGGCATCCCGGGGCCTGGAGGCATGCCGCCGGGTCCTTGAGCCATGGGCGGCGGTGCCATCTCCTGTGCCTGTGGCAGCCCGCCAATGCCGCCTTGCTGAGAGAACTGAGTCTGAAGCATGGCCAACACCTCAGGGGGCGTTTCCATGGCTGCTTCTTCACCAACCATCTGAGCCAGTTCCATGTACCGCGCATCAACGGAGCGCATGTCGCCCCGCATCGTGTTCATCAGGATTTCAGGATTCTGCGGATTCCTGGCCATCTGCGGCATCTCTTCGGAGGGATCAGGAGCCTCGTCCATCTCGTCTTCAAACCCGGAGAGGATGCCCGTGTTGCGGGCATCCTTGGACAGGGGCATCGCGAACATGGCGCGTTTGAGGATTTCTTCCTTCATGGCGTTTCCTTAGAAGAGCTTGCTCGCGGCGTTCGCGGCGGCGGCAGTACCCAAAATGCCGGTGCCCAAGCCTGCGATTTGTTGAAATGCACTGGGGGCAGGAGTCTGCTGCTGGGTGACCGCCATCTGCGTAGATGGCGCCCCCTTGTAGATGTCCGACACAAAAGCAAGCTTCTGATATGGCTGCATGACTTCCTGCATTTTGGATGCCCGCAGCGCATCGAGTTCTGCCTGACCCTGCTTCTGCTCTTGAGCACCGATGGCAGACAGGGCAGAGACATCTTGTTGGCCCATGCTCTGAGCGGCTTGGCCAAGCTGGGCTTGTTGTATGCCTGCATTTGCCGCCTGCGTCCCAAGCGCTCCGAGGCCCGCTGCCATGTTTTGGCCCACGCCGAACTGCTGAGCGGCCAGATTGCCAATACCCTGGCCCAGTTGCTGTTGCAATTGAGACTGCTGGCCAAGGATATTGGCCTGCTGCCCTGCAATGTTCGCCGTCTGCCCTGCAAGACCGGCCTGCTGGCCCGCCAAACTGCCATAGAGGTTCGCGGCTCCCTGACCAAGCTGGGCCTGCTGCATCTCCTGGCTGGCCAACTGTTGAGCGATGTTTCCACCATACTGAGCAGCCTGAAAAGCCTGAGCAGCACGTTGGCCTTCCAAACCACCCAGTTGCCCACCCGCCTGACCAAGTTGGCTGGCGCCTTGTAGGCCAAGCTGGCCCTGCTGACCAGCAGCGCTCAACGTGCCAATACCGGCCTGCCGCAAAGCTTCCGCGCCCTGCAGCCCAAGCTGAGCGCCTTGAATGCCGTACTGAGCCGCCGTCTGCTGATTGGCCAATGCAGTCTGCATCGCCTGTTGAGCATTCATGCCCCTTGCCTGCATCTCAGCAGCTTGGTTATTCACATTGGCCTGCTGCTCTGCCGACAGGTTTTGAGCGCCGACCGTGAGACCTGCCTGTTGATTTGCCTGTTGGGCCGCGAGCCGCGCTTGCTGCTCGGTGTTGAACTGCTGCTGAGCCTGCTGGAATGCAGACTGCAGCCCAGTAGCTTGGATGTCACCAAGCTGACGAGCAAGGTTGCGAGAGCGCTCTGCCTGAAGAATGCCCTGGCGGCTGCCACCAAAGGCGCCGGAACGAGCCGCCTGAGCCTGCTCCACCTGCTGCTGCACATCAGATATCCGGCGTGCTTCCCGCTGCTGGGCCTCTACCACGCTTTGCATGTACGGGGACATGAAAGCATCTGCGGAGCCGGGGGTCGCAAAACTTTGAGTGGTGACCCTCTCGGCTGGGCCCATTTGAGCCGTCCGCATTGTGGCCGCATCCATCTTCGGGACGTTCTCAACGCGAGGTGCCGAACCTAAACTGGAAGCTGCTCTTTGGGCCTGGGCCGCTGCGCCATACAGGGTTCCGATGCCTTGTTGAGAAAGGTTTTCGGCTCCTTGGACCGCTTTCTGACCTGCCGCTGCCCCCGCGCCAATCATCTGCTGCGCGTAGTTGAACTGCGGTGCTGCTGCCTGCGCCTGATTGACGGAGTTCAGCATCATCATCTGCGCAGGGTCAATATTGGCCCGCGAGGCGTTCAATGCCATCTGCTGCGCGTAGTCAAAATCCTGGCCTGCGCCCGACAGATAGCCCATGCCTGCGCCTGCGACATTGGACAAGTTTCCAAGGGCGGCGGCAGGCTGAGCGGCTAAGTTATATGCATTCTGGGCAGCCGTAAATTGCCCCCGGGTATCGGCGCCACGAAGGATGTCGGCAGCTTCTCCCAGCGCGGTTGTTCCTGCCTGGACCGCTTTGGTCCCTCCCTGAAGATAAGGCTGGTATGCGCCAATGCCTTGGCGACCCAGGGCCATGGCATCAAGCTGATCCTTGGTCAGGTCTTGGACCTGATACGCAGGCAAAGTGGGTGTGCCGAGCGCTTGCGCCGATTGCATCAGCGCGAGCTTCATGTCCTCAATAGGCTTCGCCTCGCGTACTATTTGTTCTGTGACTTCTGCCATGGCTTATCCCCGTGAAGCGTTGCGCTCAAGTTGATGCATCAGGGCGTACATTTTTTTCGCTCCTGCTCTGCGGTCCCCTTTGCCTGCCGCACGAACAGCTTTCGCGGTCATGACAAACTCACCATCAGAGAGCATCGCAGGGATGGAATCCGATGTTTCGGTCCCAGGGCCACTGATTTGTCCAGTGCGGCGAGGATACCCCCCTTGTGCCAAAGAAGCAACTCCGCCGTATGCCCTGGAGATGGGGGGCATTAGGTTGGTGTACATATTTGCCGTGTTATATGGCTGGGATATCTGCATGGGAGGAGCAGCCCCAATCGGAGGAAGAGTGTAGTTTGGTGGGGCACTAAAAACACTAGGCACCCGAACATCATCCATTGTCACCGAAGGGGACCAAGGCTTAGACCCGGTAATTCGGCCCTTGTCATCATACTGAACCCCAGGAAGACCTTGAATGTAGTACTTGGAAGGCTCTTGTTCTATTGTTGGGCGGTTCGCGTCTCGGTTTATAAGTTCTCGGGCCGATGCAGAAGGGGCCACTTCCTTCGCCGAAAATCCGCCCATCAGCCCTGCTATACCAAGCCCGGCTGCGGCAAGCGGGCCGTAAGTGGAAACTACCCCCGGCATCGCCGCGCTGTATGCCTTGGCCAAAGGCGAGCCCTGTGGAGCGCTTTGGATTTGCTCCATCGTAGCGTTTGGAAACTGCTTCTGAACCTTGGCCAAAGCGTCTTGCGCCCCTCTTTCTTGAATACCAGAAGGCGAGAGGTATTCGTTATACAGGCCCTTGACTTTGTCAAAGATGCCGGGAGTTGGGGTCGTGGTGCCCCCGGCTGCAGGTGCCCCCGCAGCTGGAGCAGCGCCGGGAGCAGCGCCCGGGGTAGAGGTAGGCATATCCTCGTAAATCTGATCATAAGCAGTCCGGGCTGCCGAAGCGGGACCTGCTCCTGCTCCTGCTCCCTCCCCATACATCATCACGGGGTCCACCGCTGTGGGGACAGGTGCGGCGCCTGGGGTGCTGCCGCTCAACGGCATGGGAATATTCAGGGAGGAAGGAGGCTTGACCTGTGTTCCAAAGCCTTCCTTAAACCCAGTCATGCCGCCTTGTACTGCGCCTGCAATCAAGCCGCTTTTGACGGCATCGCCAAGCTTCTGGCCGGTCAACAAACCTACGCCCGCGCCCGTTAAGCCTGCGTTGATGGCCGCTTGGCCAGCGGCGTTGGTCACGCCAAGCGCGGCGCCTGCATTGCCGATATAGTTTGAGACAGGGCCGCCAGGGGCGCCCAAGTAAGCGGTGGCGGCGCTGCGCAGCACATCCTTCATGTTGCCTCCGCCAACCGCCGTCACAATGCCGGAGGACAGGGCCGAAACGCCTGCGGTACCTATCGACGCGCCAAGTCCAAGACCTTGAATACCAAAGGCCCCTGGGCCAAGAAACGTGGCCAATGCGACAGTTGCCAAAATTTTTCCGACGGGAGACTTGACAACCTTTTTGACAACGTTGACAACGCTTTTGACAACGTTGACAACTCTTTTGACAGTGTTCTTGAAGGCCTTAGCAACTTTCTTCAGAAAAAACTCGGGCAGCCCCGTGGCGGGGTTGATCGTGCCCGAGCCGCCGCGCCGCTTAAGCAGGGCAGCTTCGCTAGGGGTGATGTGGGCCAGCATGCTGTCACCGTTGCGGCCTTTGGAAGCAACCATGCGAGCAGCTTCGGCAATGCCTCCTTTTGCCATGCCCATCGGAGGTTGCGGCATTTGCGCGGTCATTTCGCGCTCATTGCCTGCCTGCCGTTGACGGTGGGCGGTGAAAAACACCATGGCAAGAGCGGACAGAAGTTCTGGATCGTACTCCTCAGGGAGCATGCCCTCTTCCAGTTCCCCCTGAGCGACAAGATCCGAAACCAGTTTGCTGTACTCTTCCGGGTGCTCAATCAGGTACTGAAGCAACTCCAAAAAACTGTCAAGTTCTTCGTCGCTCAATTGATCCAGCATCGGGGTGATCTGGGCAATCGCCCCTTGCACATCACCGGCAACTTCTGGAGAAACTTCTTGCATGGCCCCCTGGATGGCATCGTAGGCATCGTCCATCGACATCTGCGGGGCGGGAGCGGGGGCCTCTGCGCCAGCTTGGGGCAGGGACATGATGCCTTGGTCTTCAGTGGCCATGAGAGGTCCTCTTTTGGGCTAGAAATTGTTGAAATCGTACCATGTGAGCGGTATTTTTGGGGGTTTATTGCGTCAGGTCATAAAAGGAAATGGACCCAACGCCATCGCCAGTTGTAGCGCCGGAGATCGTGCGTACACCCAAGGTGTAGATGTCGCTGACATCAGTCAAAGACACGCCAAGCTGTTGGTCCCAGTTAAAGCCGGTTGGAGCCGTTGTGTCCGCTTGACCTCCCCCGCCTGAACTGGCAATGTATCCAGTCTGAACAATCGTACCTGCTGTGGCAATTGCAGTGGCTGCGACATCAAACTCCACGTTGTTGTCAGAAGGAACCGTTGCTGCCCAAGTCGCGCCCGTGAGGACCGGGTTTTGCCGTCGATGCCAGCCTAATAGATACAACCGGAAGGAAGTTGGCTGCGGTATTTATGGTGCCAAGCACCGTTGTGCGTCTGGCAACGTGCTCAATGGACGTAGCCTCAAAGCCCCCCTCGGACACTACCGACGAGCAAATCTGCGTGAGCGTGGCGGCAACTGCTGCTGTCGTTGTGGTGATCTCATAGCGCATAGGCAAGATGGCCGTGGTCATGTACACCGTGGTGCCGTAGACGTTGGCGGTGTTGAATGTGTGGCAAACAACGTACTGGCCGTTGATGATGAAGCCGCAACGGACTGAGCCAACACCAAGCCATTCAAAGTCCATCCACAGAATCTGTGGGTGCGTCAGGTCAAGCGTCAGCCCGGAAGCGCCAGTGCCGTCCAGTTTGTCGCCGTTCCAGTCCGCTTGATTGGCAAACCGCGCATCGGTTGGAGTGCCAGAAGTGTTTGAACGCATGACAAAGGCATTCACACCACCGGTTCGACGGAAGAACACCCCGTTCTGCGTATTGAAATACCCAACACTCTGATTAAGATTGGCAGATGTGCTGTTGTCCATCTGAAAGGTTGCCAACACCAACAGGCCCTTGCCCGGCTGATACAGCATATTGCGAAAAGACTGCCGAACCACAGAGCCAACACCGCCGCCAGTGACGGCCATACTGACGCTGGACTGATTGGTGTTAAACGTTGAAGTGCCCGTACCAGACGTAGATGTGCTGAACTGATTGTCTGCGGCGTAACGGCTTTGGCTGTCGAACAAGGAGTAAGGCTGGCTCACCCGTTGGCGGCCAAACGCATCCAAGTATGTTGACGGCAACGAGACGGTGCCTGTTACTGGCAGGGTGGAGTTATTTGCCATAAGTCGCGCCATGAAGTTGTCCAGCCTGTTGAAATACAGGCGAAGGACGTTGCTATACTGATCCTGAAAGCGCCTGTCCCATTCATCTGGCGCAAGCGGAAGATTGGGGGCGGCGACCTTCTCAATCTCGTAGTTGGTCGTGACGACGAAGGTCATTTATCGTCTCCCGTCTTGGCGGATGTCAATACGCGGAGCGCCAAGCTGCCACGCGGTGTTGATCTGGTTAGATCCAACCCTAAAGATCAACTGTCGGCCACGGCATCGAGTGTAAATCTGCCCCGTAAACTCTTCAGTGATCACGTAGTTGTTGCCCTTCTCCACCGCCTGAGAAGCAGTGTCCGTGACCCCTGACCCGGAGTTGACCAGCCCGTACAGCGTCATGGTCAACTGTGGCGGAACACCGGTGGGGGAATTTGAGGAATTTTGGAACGTCAAATCAGGCAGGACACGCCAGATAAAGCCAAAGTTGTGGCCGTCCCCAATGTCAAACTCCGACGAGGAGATGTAGGCGTTGATTGCCGCCGTGGTCCCCGTTTCGTTGTCGTTGATGCCAAATTCGTGATTGACGATGTTGTAGTTCGGGGTCGCAGCCAACGGGTACTGACGCAGGCCAGAATCAAGCCACGCCGTACGGGACAAGGTGCCGTAGTACCACGCCTGCTCTAAGTAGTTGTACACCACGTACTTATCGGGAGATGCTGTGGCGTTGTTCGCGGAGCAGTAGAACCACCAGACCTCGTTAAACCCTTCGTTGGTGCCGCAATAGACCTGCTGGATTTGCTGGTAGTTGAAGTCACTGAACACGTACCTGCGCAGGTCGCAGTTAAGAGTCTGCACCCGACCATCATACGAGTAGAACTTGTCTATGCCCATCCAGTAAATAACACCAGATGCCAGCGCCGCCGCATTTGGGCTTGCAATAGAAATGTTGTCGGCCAAAGGTTGCGAGCCCCAAACAAAAGGAGGCCCCAGGTACTGCAGAGAATACACGGAAGAGTCGGTGATCACCACAATCTCCTGCCGGGTCTGAACAGCAGTAATGATCTCCGATCCATGCGACAGCCTGACATCACCGGCCTGATTTACTTCGTTGGGCGTCCAGTTGTACGGATCATCCTGGGCGGACCAACGAATCAGCATTGGATCAAACGCGGCGTTGTTGTACCCGTTGCAGCCCATTGCAAAGATAAACCGAGAGGTGTCAGAGATGACGATGACGTTCTGCTCCGTTGGAACGTCCACAATCAAGGACACATAGGCATTGACAGAAGCTGACCCGGTGGTGTTGATTGTGTTGCCGTTGGCATCGGTCAGGTTAAAAGTCAGTCCTTCGACATTGAAGGCAAAGTAGGTCGTGTTGGCGGTAATGCCCGTGGGCAGTGAGCCACCAGCAGTGAAGTTAAATTGGAGGGCCGCTCCTTCTGTGTACAGCACCGTGGAGGTCACGACTGCGGGCGAAGCAGCAGTGATGCTGACGGTGCCGCCAAGCGTGTTCAGCGCTTTTCCGCGAGTCGAAATGCCGGTGGTGGCGTCCCAATAGTAGATGCCCCCGCCCCGAGGGCCAAAGATCAAATCTTCTCCGTAGTTGGATTGCGACCAAAGGCGCAAGCTCAAAGTGCCTATGCCCGCGCCCCATGTACCAGTTCCCCAGCCACCTGCCCCCCAGCCCACATACGGAACCTCAATCGCCGCCCCTGTGTTTATCTGATAGGCCGCAACCACTGTCGTTCCTCCCGTAGCCCCAACGGCTACAACGGAGGGCACAACTATGGTGTACGAGTTAGAGTTAATTACAGAAGCAACCTGAAACTCCCCATTTAACACACTTGCATACGTGCCTGTGACGCCGCTGAAGGTTACAAAATCGTTGAGCGTAGCGGCATGAGAAGTGTCATTCACAGTAACAGTTGTTGTGCCGTTGCCAGTAAAAGGATTGGCTCCTAAAGTCTCGGTAGATCGGATTGGGGTGATGTCAAAATAAGCGCCCCCATCTTCAATGTAGAACTTGAGATTTGTTCCTACGCCTAAAAGGTTTTGGCCTACTAATGTTACCCAATTCCAGAGAGAGCGGCACACGCCTTGATAGGTATATGCTGATATGCGTTGCCACCCCCCGATGCTCTCTGGATTGCCCTGGCGAAAACGGACTTTCTCGCACTCGTACCACCCTCCTTCGGTTGTGTATCGAGTGTTTTCGCGGTTGACCCCGGGCTTGAAAGTAATTTTCTGAAGTGGCATGGTCGTCCTACGATAGAAACAGGGCGCGTTCGTCCTTGCGGCGGCGCTCTAACCCCGGCAACACTTTACCGCCGCCCTTGTTCCAAAGCAAGAAGGCATCCGCCGCAGCTTCCCACTCCCCGCGATTGGCCTTGATGCGGATACTGCTGCGCTGGAGGTTGCCTAGCCCGAAATTAAAGGAAATGCTGACCAGAGCGTCAAAGCGGCCTTGACGGCCAGCACTGCCGGGAACAAGTCGAAGAACGCCCCGTTCAAAAGACGCGACATCATCTTCGAATAGTTTGTCAATTTCCTGCTTTGTCCAGACACGGTTGTCCTCCAACTTGAGCGGCATCTCCTTGCGGATCATCGGGATGTCGGCCTTGGTCTTGCCATCTGGCCGCATCATAGGGAGCCTGATCTGCTCTTGGTACAGCACATGGCCGTAGCCAATGGTCCAAATGTGCGCTGGGCACAAGTACGGGCGAGTCCTGTACCCCTCGTACTTGTGCATCAAGTCAGCGCCGACCTTGCTCAGCTTCACTTTTTGCTCCACTGCCGCGAGCCAAACCAAAAGCCGATGATTCCGCCCAGCATGGCCATTTCGTCGCTGGAGAAGATCAGGTCGGAGTACTTAACGACATCGTCGATGTTGGTGATTAGGGTGGGGTGGTTCCACAGGTAGACCGCCATGAAGGCGTTGATAAGCACCAACTCCAGCACAAAAATGTACGTCACAGTGGGGCGCACCGTACCAACGTAGCTGGCGACCCACTTGTGGGCCTTCTCCAGAACCTGCTCATCGTGCTTGAGAGCCGCCTCGGTCATCTGCGCCTCGGTCTGCATCATGACCTGATCGGTGCGGATTTCCTCGATTTTCTGCTGCGCGGCGTAGCCCTGAGCGGCCAAGGCCAACTCACGTTCGTTCTGCATCCGGGCCAGCGCAAGTTCATGTTGCTGGTCCGCTTTGTTCTGGAAGTACTCCAGCAGCTTAGGAAGGCCGCTAATCAGCAGGCCACCAAGAGTTGAAATCAGTGAAAGCATTACCCACCCCTTTTAGTTAACATTGCGCTGGCAATCTCCAGCATGAATTTGGTTTGCTCTAGGTTTGCTGGCTGCGTTGCCCAGCCAACCGTAACCTGCCCTACAAAGCGGTGTGAGTCTGGCGGGACGCTCACCCGGCAAGTGTACGTCACACCCTTCTCAAGATACCACAGCCCGACCTCTGACTGTGCGTAACGGTACTCGCCGCATGGAATCTCGTTGGTCATCAGCTTGACCACATCGGCGTTGTTCGACGAGTTATGCGTGAACAGACCAACATCTATGTCCTCAATCGTCTTGTCTCGCCCGTCTTTGGTGTAGGCTCTGTAGAGCGTCCGGGAGTTGAACAGCGGGTTTACCTTGAAGACCGCCACCACCGTTGCGCCGGTCTGTTTGAACAGCATCGTCGCCGCATCGTCGGCCCGCTCTGTTCGTATCTCCGGCAGCTTCTGCGACTCTTTGTACGCCTCGCGGATGAACTCTTGACTCTCGTACAAGGCGTAACCAGCAAACGCAAACACCGCCATCAGGATCACCGCGAACAGCTTGAAAGGGCTGTCCACGTACCCCAAAATCTTGTCGAGGGTGGTGTTGGCGTTGAGCTTCTCAGTCATATTTGATGCTGCCCCAACGCAATTATGAAGTAAACGGTCAGGCCAAGGACCGACACCGACGCAAGGACGGCAATCGTGATCAAGATAATGTCGTCGATCTCGGACTGCCTGCGCTTTGCTTCTGCCTTGCGCTTGAAAGAGCATCTTGACCTGCTCTTCAAACTCACGGGCCTGCTCCAGAGCAAGCTCAAGCTCCAATGCCTTGCCAAGCGCCGACCCTTTAAACCCACCCGTCTTGGCCTTCTCGACAACCTCAATGGCCTGCGCCTTGGCATCAAAATACTGGCCCAGCACCGGTCCCAAAGACTGCACATCCTGCACAGTCTTGACTGCCTTTTTAACAAGGTTGACCGCCGACGAAACAGCGGCAAGGGCGGTGATAGGGTCAATCATGATTAAAAAAACAAGAAGAATGCGGGTTGTGGAGGCCCAGAAAAAATCCATCCAGTGTTATTGCCGCCATCAGTGCTATTTGCACCAGCATACCAAGTTGCTCCTCCAGTTGCAGTTGACCTAGAGATGCTAATGTAATTTACAGAAACTGTTCCACTTGATTTGGAAAGAGTAAATGAAACACTTCCAGAACTTGATGTAATGGTAAGAACTCTTCCTGCTTCACCAGAAGCCGTGAAGTCATTAAGTGTTGTTGTTGTGTTTGCCTGAAATCTTATACTTGTTGATCCAGTTGATTTATAGCTATTTGTAATATTATTAAATGTGTTTGACCCACTAATTTGTAATTCACCGGCTCCAGCTTGATCTAGTGTGCAATTATATATTGATCCACCCCCAACAAATTCTAAACCTTGACCAGAAATACCGCTGGCTTTAATAGTTCCTATGCCAGTCCCTGCGGTTGTTGTAAATCCTGTCGGAGCATCATTGTTAAATCCGTTGCCAGTTCCAATAATATTAGTTAGTGAAAGTGTTCCGCCATTAAAAGTAATATTTTTAGTCCCTGTTGATGTTTTAAAATGGCCACCAATTCCAGATAGCTCTAATGTATTGCCATTTAAATTTAATGTTCCATTAATAAAATTTACAGTTGGACCCCAAATACTATTATTAGCAGAAAAAATAACATTATCCTGAAGCGTCAAAGTTCCGGATATTGCATTAATTGTTACTCTGTGTGGAAATGCTCTACCTGCCCCTGTAACAGTTTGAGTTCCACCAATTTTTCCAAAAGTTAAAGTGGCTATGGTGCTCCCGGTTAAGAATGAGCCCGTTCCATTAATCCAATCACCAACTACTAATGTGTCAATACCACCTGTAGCAAACGTCATAGTTGCACTTGGACTAAAAGTTCTGGCACTTAGGTTTATGGTGCCAATAATAAATCTTGAGTTAAAAGTTACTGTTGCTCCAGTATTTAATCCAGTTGATTCAAAAATTGCTGTATCTTGAGCCAACGGAAAGTTATTAACACTTGGAGTCCCGCCACTGGTAGTAGCCCAAGCCGTAGCACTCCAATTTCCACCCGATGCTAAATTCCAATAAACAGTCCTTGATGCTGTAAATGTAATACCACTGTTGCCAGTTGCATTTCCAATTCTTGTACCTGTCCAAGATGCAGCACCAGCGCCCGTAATTAAACGAAAATCAATATCAGATAAAGATACAGCAGCACAAGTCAATGTTTTTGCATTTGCATCTGATGATGTAAATAGTGTTCTGCAAGTGGCGTTTGTCCCCGCTGGCATGGTTAAAGTACCATTTACAGTTTGGTTGTTATCAAAAATAACAATTGCCTGCCCAGACGAAGATTGATTAGTAAATGTCAGGTTATTAAATGTGTTTGCACCGCGTATATTTGAACTATTAACCGCTGAAAGAGCTGATGTAAAAGATACATTATAAAATGTAGCTCCTCCGCCAGCAATCCCGCCAGTAAAAGTTGGCTGAGTATTGGTAATATTTATTTGTGACGTTCCAGCATTTAATGTTCCAGAGGTGCGGCTAAAAGACTCTGATCCACTTATTGTTATGGTTGATCCATTTAAATTTATAGTTGCTGAACTACCGGCAAGAGTTACTGTGCCCGCTGTAACTGAATAATTACTTACAGAAGTATCAAATGTTCCATTCGTTACAATTAAATTTCTTGTTGACGTATTTAATGCATCTCCAAGAGTTACTGTAATACCAGAACCATTAACAGTAAGCGCACTAAATGTTTTACTTGCTGTTGTAATTGTTGCAGTGCCTGTAACAGTTACGATTCCTGTGTGAGTATAAGTTTGTCCAGATACAAGGGTAATACCGCCAGCAACAGTAATGTCGGCTGTTCCAGTAATTGTTCCGGTAAAACCAGTGCAGTTTATAGATTTAGCACCAGTGTTACCTGTAGCTATCGTAACTGTGCCAGTTCCAGAACTGCCATCAAAGAAAACATCATCTGTTGAAGTTGGAACGCTTTGACCACCAGCACCGCCAGATGTGTCTGACCATTTAGTGCCAGCAGTTCCATCCCAACTGGCAGTTCCACCTACCCAATAACGGTTTGCCATGATTAAGCCTGTGTTGTTACAGCAACTACATCCCAAAAAACATCAGTGGCGTTGTAAATACAACCAACATAGGTTGTTTTTGTTGCAACAGTTGTTGTTGGTAGTGTTGTTCCAATTGCTCGGTACGCGCCTGATGTTGTAGTCCAAGTCAATGCTCTTGCCGTGCCATTATCTTCAAGTCTAAGTATTAGCTTTTGACCATCCGTAGGTGTCCCTGACGGTGCAGCAACTGAGGCGGGAACTGCCAGTGCTGTTACGTTGTACTGATCAGCCGTGTCCCCGGTGGGAGTAATTGTGGAAGCGCTGGTAATTGAGACTACACGGGATGTAATCCGTTTGTTGGTGAGCGTCTGTGTGTCTATCGTACCAACCACCGTACCAGACGGAGCCGTAACCGTTGTGACCGCAGAAGTTCCATTACCAAGCAGAAGTCCAGTTAGCGTGGTAGCTCCTGTGCCGCCGTTGGCTACAGGCAGGGTTCCTGTCAGTTTGGACGCATCAGTCGTGGCGATCAAAGCAAAGTCCGACCCCTTCCAGGCCACCAATGCCGCCTGCCCTGCAGCCACCGTTACCCCCGTAGTGGGGCCTGCGCCTACAAGCTTGACAGGCTGATTCGTCGAGGTAGAGTTGATCACCACGTACGTCTTGCTGGTCGTAGGAGCCGTGATGGTCAGCATGCTCGCCGGGTTGCCCGTGCAATTGATGACGGCATACTGCGAGGAGCCGGTTGTTCCAGCAGCGCCAACCTGAGCAATGTTGCTGCCTGCGGCGGAGCCAGTGGTCTTGGACAATGTGACAGCGGTCTGGCTGCCGCTGATGACCTGGGCTCCTGCGACCGCAATGTCAAGGTAGTCCGTCAGGCCCTGATTTACGTCATCGCCCCAGGTGCCCGATTGCGTGCCAGTGACTGGCTCGGCCAAACTTAGAAGTGATGTGTAGTTGATGGTCATCTGCTACCCCTATGCGTTTTGAATATTTTGCCAGTTCGGACCCTGGCTGTCATCTATGCCAGTCCAGCCGGGTGACTGCGGATTCGAAATTGTTGTCCAGCCCGGAGTCTGTGCGCTGCTTATGGCCTGCCAGTTAGGTGCTTGGCTATCAATGATGTTTACCCAATCAGAATTTTGACTATCGTCAATCAGGTTCCACAGAAAAGCCCCGATAAGGGAGTCCAGCACTACGGCAGTCTCAATGACCGGCGCGTTATAGA